CACAGTTATTAGAACCACCCCGGGATCGTATGTAGATGGGCTGTACGTAAAAGGCACGGAGTCAACCTTCAAAGCTTTAGCTAGTGTCCAGCAGCCGACGCCGGATCAAGTTATGTTACTCCCGGAAGGTGAGAGGAACGACAATAACAGGCTTTTTATTTGTAATAAGCGGGTATATGGTACCGAGGATCGCGACGCAAACCTATCGGATATGATCTTATACAAGAGCAAAAGATATAAAATCGTGCAGCCGAAAGACTGGACAGCCTACGGACACAGCACTGTTGTTGGGGTACAAATCCAATGAACTTGGATGAGGCTTTAAATCAGCTCGTGAGGCATAGTATTGATTTGATACTTGATAGTCCAGGTTTCGCGGTTAGAGCTAAGCAAAAAGATGCTCCTCGACCGCTCGGCGCTTATGCATCTGTAGACTTTTTAACTGATTTGGGTGTAGGTTGGGAAGAGTCAAACTATACTAATAGGACAGAAGACCCCGACTTAGATCAGTCAATTGAAGGCTTTAGAGAGTATACGGTATCGATTAATGTGTTTAGAGACTCCGCACGAGACAACGCGAGACGAATACGAACGGGTTTAGTTAGAGATACAATCATAGATCTATTTTATAGCGCGGGGGTCGGTCTTGGTGTGCGCTCTAATGTTCGGGAACTTTCCGAGACTTTAAACGGGACGTGGGAAGAGCGAGCGCAGGTAGACGTCACGCTACATGTGATTGGGACAGATGAATCGATAACCCGATCCGTAGAGGCTTTAACTATTACCGGAGATTATCAAGTTGGCAGTCAAAGTACAGAAATTACAATTGAGGTTAATTAATTATGTCTAATATCCCAGTATCTTCGGTTGTTAATGTAGATATCGCCGTAGGCGCTACATTCCCGCCTAGGTTTGGTTTTGGTGTTGCGTGCTTAGTGACTAAAGAAGCCGGAAACATCGGTAGAGCCGAAAGGATTAGAGAGTATCTAAACATTGATGGAGTCACCGAAGACTGGCCTGGAGATTCCGAAGTTGTAGCCGCAGCTACGGCTTATTACTCCCAGCAGCCTAAGCCTTTAGTCTTTAAAGTCGCAATGCGCTACGAAGATGATCAGCCAGCAGAGCTTCGCGGGGGATCTGTCGCAGATACACCTGAGAATTTAGCCTTATTTACTGCTATCACAGATGGGTCTTTCGCGATAACTATCGACGGCGCCGCTCAAGATATTACGGCTTTAGATTTTTCATCAGAGACAACAATGACGGGTGTAGCTACAGTTATTGAGACAGCGCTACAAGCGGTGGCTACTGGGGGATATACTTTAGCGACTTGCACCTATAAAGATAACAGGTTCAGGATTGATCCCGGTGTGGCCGGTTCCGCATCAACTATATCATTCTTAACGCCTGTGGATCCCGCAGCAGGGACAGACATATCTAGCTTGCTACAGATGCAGCAAGGCGAAGGGACTACAATTCAGGGTATTGACGGTGAGACTATTACCGAATCTCTAGACGCGATAGAGAATGTTAACTCGGCCTGGTACGGCTTTGGGTTCACTAAAGAAGTTAGAGACGGCGTACAAGTTAACGCAGAGGATGCAGTGCAAGCCGCCGCAGCTTGGGCGCAAGCTCGCGTTAAAGTCTTTGCTACGACTTCGAACGACTTAGATTCTTATGACAGCGTATCGACCACTGACATTGGCTACATACTATCGAATGCGGGATATGACAGAACTATCACGACATTCTGTTCTAAGCCAGACTTATACCCTGAATTTTCGGTGCTCGGCAGAGCCTTTACAGTTAACTTTAGCCAGCCCGATAGCACTATCACGCTTAAATTTAAACAGCTTCCTGGCATTACGCCTGAAGATCTTACCCAGAATCAAAAAGCAGTACTCGATACCAAACGCATTAATGCGTATATCGTAGTCGGAAGCTCGCCCATGTATGCTGAGTCGTATATGGCTTCTGCGGGGCAAAACAGATTCTTCGATGAAGTCCACGGCATCGACTGGTTAACTAATGCGATCCAGACTAATGTATTCGGGTACACGCTAACCCGAACTACTAAAGTCCCTTATACCGATAAAGGTGTAGCTGCTGAAGAGCAACAAGTTATTAAAGCGCTAGACGAAGCTGTATTTAACGGCTTTATCGCCCCAGGGACGACTATAGAAGGTGAGTTTTTGCCTCTAGGATACAAGACAGTCACAGTGCCAGTTGCGCTAGTTAATCAAAGTGACAAAGAAGCTAGGCAGTATAATGGCTTGAGCTTTACTGTCATTGGAGCCGGAGCGCTGCACGGTCTACAGATCAACGGCACGTTCGTAAGATAGGAAAAATAAGTATGAAAAACTATAGTTTTTTAAACACCGTTCTACTAGTCAACGGCGTTGAAATCACGGGGTGGGCAGAGGGTGATGATATTATCACGTTTACCCGTCGTAATGATTCTATGACTGACGTTGTAGGGGCTTCGGGTGAAATGGCAGTCTCTAATATGGGGGATCGATCCGGGGAGCTTGTCTTTAGGCTGCTCCAGACCTCAACATCGAATACTTATATCGGCGGTCTCTTAGCTGCGCAGGAAAATGGCGTATTTGTCCCAACTTTTGTGCTCTTAAAAGACACACTCGGCGGGGAATTCGTTTCAGGGTCACAAGGCTATATCAAAAAGCCTGCGGATTTTACTTTAGGGGCAGGGATTAACACCCGTGAGTGGACTATCGTATTAGAGCGTGGGGATGTTACTTATACGCAGCTATAAGAATAGCGAACGCTCTAGAGTGTGCATCCGTGTATGGTTCCCGGCTATGCACTGCATGCTCTAGAGCACCTAAAAATCCGGGAACCGGGAGAATAAAAGTATGTCTTGTAAGATCGAAACAAAGAACATAAAAGGGCATGATTATACGGTTACGCAGTGGCCAGCTGAAAAAGCCTTATTGCTAAAATTTAAGCTCATGAAGTATCTAGGAGCTAGCATATCGACATTGATAAGCTTAGATCAAGACGGCCAAGGGCTTGATTCTGAGGTGTTAGCTTCAACGTTTCATGAGCTTTTCAAGTCCTGTAGCCCTCAAGAACTCGTAGATTTTCTAAAAGAGATCGTGATGGGTTGTTCGAGAGATGGGGTTAGATTAGACTCGACTAGCTTCACAACGCACTTTTCGGGAGAATCTTTGTTTGACATTTACCCAGTGGCGTTGTTTATATTAAGCGTGAATTACTCGTCTTTAGTCAGCGGTCTTCGGGAGTCGGGACTAGTACAAAAGTTTCAAAAGACTCCGAACTTGACAGCAGAAGGTACCCAAACATCATAGGATACCTGCATAGACCGTTGCTTGTAGATCCCCCTATGTGCACTTTAAGAGAGTTACAAGACGGTACATACTCAATTGAAGACCTAGCGATGCTTAATGAGCTGCTAGACTTTAAACAAGATATGATTAAGCGACAGGGCGAGAATGGCCGTAATCGATGAATTACTAGTCGGACTTGGGTTTGAGTACGACAGTAAAGAGTTAGATAAGTTTAAAAATGACGTTGATAAAACAGTAACGTCTATTAAACAGTTTGCGACTGTTGTTATCTCAGCGACAGCGGCATTGACTGCTTTTGTTGCTGCCTCGGCAAATGCGAGTGATGAACAGGGGAAACTAGCGGACGAAATAGGCGTCTCTGTTGAAGAGATCGACGCGCTAGAATTTGCTTTAAAACGAAGTGGTGGTACCGCGCAAGGAATGGCCGACGCGCTTCGTCAACTCTCGGTTAGAGCAGCGGAAACTGCCCGAGGTGTGGGAGAAGGGATAGAAGCGTTTGGCCTCCTAGGTATCTCGGTATCAGATACCCAGGGGGATGTGAAGTCCACAAGCGATTTGCTGCTTGAGATTAGCGACAGGTTTAAGAACTTAAGCCAGAGCAGACAGATAGAATTAGCTGATAAACTAGGTATTCGCGGAGCGTTGCGCCTTTTGCAACAGACCCCCGCAGGTATCCAAAAGCTCATACAAGAAGCTAAAGCCCTCGGCGTCACAACTAGAGAAGACGCAGTTATATCAGCCGAGTTTAACGACTCGTTGACTGATTTCTGGCAGATCACTAAAGAGATATCTAGGGTATTAACTCGATCTCTAGCCCCTGCGCTCACGAAGTCTAACAAAGTCATAGAGGATTGGTGGAAGCGTAATAAAGCGGTTATCGAGCTTAACATACCTAAATATGTTGATATGGCTACAAAAGCTTTCAATGCATTAGCTATAGCGGCAGCTGGCTTTATAA